ATTGAAGATGCTAAATTATTAGCTATCGCTGAATTTTTAAAATACACTGATTCAAAATGATACCAATAAACCAAGCCGAATTAAATACAGTAGTTGCAACCTGTTCTCGTAACAAACAGTTAACAGGTAATGTTTATTATTTGTGGACAATCACTCACAAATTAACCAAACAAAATTGGAAGTTCATTCCATACTTGTTACCGGCTACAGGTGCAATTGGATATGAGCCAAGTTATGACCAATTTCAAATTGATGTTGATTCAGGAAGTTCTGAGGTATTCATTGCAACAGGAACCACAACACCAGTAAATCTACACTTAATACCGGGTCAATATTATGTGAAAATCTATGAACAAGCGTCTCCGACAAATTTGAACCCAATAACCGCATTCGATGTGGTGTATGAAGGAATGGCCAATGTAATTGGAACCAACCCTATTTACAACGACATTGTGTCATACTCTGGCACATCATCGAGTCAAATATTTAAAGTATATCAAGGATGATTAACATTGAAAAATTAAAATTTGGTGCAAACACCCTAACTAGTTTCCAAGAGGTGTTTAACCGCAACGAGTTCTTTATTCGTTGGGGAGTGGATAATATGTTCGTTAATGAACTATATCTACTTAACGATGCATCACCAATTCAAAACGCATGTGTTCGTAGTAAAGTAGATAACTCCATTGGAATGGGTTATGTGACCGATTATAAAATTAACACCAAAGAAACATTAAATGATGCCGCAAGAAAAATGTATTATGAGTTTATTACAACTGGTAATTTATTTTTGGAAGTGGTTTGGAAACAAGACAGGTCTCAAGGACTTGCTGGTTTATATGTAATTCCTTCACGTTATATGAGATTGGGTAAACCAAAGGAAATGGGTGAGGATGTAAGCAAATACATGTATTGTAGAGATTGGGCGAATTGGAGAAAAGCTGGTGTAGTTGAGTTCTGTGAATTTGACCCAATGAATTACACAGACAGACAGATTGTCCATATCAAACAATATCAAAGTGGATACGATTATTACGGAGCTCCTGATTGGTTATCTGTAATCAATGACGTGAGATTAAACCACGCTATCACGGTATTCAATTTATCAAATATTCAAAACGGTTTATCACCATCATTATGGGTTCACTTCAACATGAACGCACCTGACTCACAGAATGAACAAACACAAATATTGAAAAGTATTGAAGACCGTTATATGGGTCCTGAAAACGCTGGTCGTGTGATTGTATCTTATGGTGAATCAGAACAAAAACCTGACATCACTCAAATCCAATCAACAGTTGAATCGGGATATTTCTCAAACATCTTTGAATTGGTTCAGAAACAAATCATGAGTGGTCACAAAATCATTGATGGTAGTTTAATTGGTTTACCAAACCCTGGCGGATTTACATCATCAGCTGACCAATTGGAAACAGCTTATAAACTATTTATGAATACGAGCGTAAAGCCATTACAAAACTTCATGAATAGAGAATTACAACCTCTGATTGAATTGATTCACCCCGACCAACAAATAAGTTTAGTCATTCAACAAAATCAAATCTTAAACTAATATGAACAACGTTTTACTTATATCAGAGGAATTATTAAAAACATATTCTTATATCAATGAGAATGTGCAGAGTGATGAATTGAGATATGCAATCATGGTTTCTCAGAATATTGAAATTCAAGAATCCCTTGGTACAAATCTATATCAATATATCATCGATGCTGTTGATGATGGTACCATCTCAAGTCCATCCAACGCAAATTATAAAAACTTATTAGACAAATATATCCAACCGGCTTTGGTTGGTTATGCTTTGTATAGAGCCGTGGATAACTTCATGGCAAAACTTATGTCAGTTGGTACCGTTCAGAATCGTTCAGAACAAGGTAACCCAATTGATTTCAAATTATTCTTGCACATCAAAACTCAAGCAAAACAAGATGCTCAGTTTCAAGATAATTTGTTGAGAAGACATTTAATATTCAAATCAGGTTTGTATCCTGAATACAATAACGGGAATCTTAACGAAGGTCAATTACCTCCAATCCCTCAAGCTCCATTCCAATCACCAATCACTTTACCAGGTGCTGGTTTCTATTGGAACAAAAAAGGTACGAGATATGGTTGTACAAGTCCTTTATGTGCAGATAGTCCCTTTCCACAATGGTATGGTTCCCCGAACAATTCGCCAGGAACACATTCTTAATCTATGCAGAATTTACCAATATCAGAAATAGTCACCGCGATTATTGCGGGAATTGTTGGTTGGGTTACCAGTGGTCGTTTTACAAAACAATCCATTGAAGTACAAAACGCACAAGCTGTTTTGGAAATGTGGAAAGAAACAGCCACAGCTCAGAAATTAGAAATCCAACAATTGAAAGAAGAAATGAAATCCATGGTCAAGAGAATTGACGAATTGGAAAATCATGTTCTACGTTTGGAAACAGAAAACAAGGAACTGAAAAAACAGTTGTCATCATGACAATCCTACACAAACTAATCTATGAATATTGAATCCCACTACTCGGTGGGATTTTTTATTTTGTTTCTGAATTTATTATTAACGATATTGGATACGTAAGCTTGAGATAGACCATACTCATCTGCAAGAACTTGTTGTTTCTGTCCTTCCTTATATTTCTCTCTTACCGCAATAATGGTTTCCATTGAGATATCATCTCTAAAATTGGTTACATTCTTACGTTCTCTTGTTGGGTCCCATTCGAGATTTGATACATTGTTGTTAAAACGATTACCATCCTTATGTTTTACGTACTCATAATTGTTTGGGTTAGGTAAATAAACCTCAGCAACCAGTCTATGGACATAATGGAATGTGTACTTCTTTTTAATATACAACATCATCTGCGGATAGTCATTTACGTTCTGAACTTTCTTCTCCACTCTGTTTTTATTGAACACACGTCCATCTGTGGTAACGTAATAATTTGTATTCCTAAATCTTTTCATAGTAAAAATATATACATAAATATGAAAAATAAAAAGTACGATGCATAAAAAACCCGGCTCCTGTTATAAAATGGCGAATAGTAATAATGGGTGGAGCCGGGTAAAGAAATAAAGAGATATTAATTTCTTATATTAAATATACAAAAAAAAAATTAGAAGCAAAACTATCCCCCCTACGGACAGTAAAAAAATATGGATAAACTAAAAGGGGGAGATAGAAACCACTGTTAAAGCTTCGTGGTTTTTTGTGGTTCGGTTATGATTCAAATTTACTAAAGAAATTTGATAATACCAATTACTTTTTCTTTTGAGTGTTAGATTTAGGGTTCGATGACTGAGACAAGATTTTGTCAATTGCAGTTACCGCTTTCTGGGTTTTGCGGATTTGTGTAGCTGTCTTTGGTGAGAAGACAGATACGATGTCAATTAATTCTTTCATATTTTTATTTCTTTTTTAATAGGTTTAAAGAATGTTCAAACATTTGTCTATTAGTGAGTAACCAAATAGGGTCAAATTTCTCATTATCAATATTCAACTGTAATTCTAATCTCCAAGAACCTGTAAGTTTGTACTGAATACCATCTAATATCATATAGATAGCGGCATTACTTCTTTTTGACTTTCTTACTAATTTGAACTTAGATAAGTTCTTTTGAACGATTGGGTTTTCTTTTAATTCCATAACTATTTGTTTTTTGTTGGTACAAAGATAATACTATTTATATAAATACCAAAATCTTTTTTAAAAAATTTTATTTTTGAATTTGTCGTGATTGACTTGTAAATCAGTGTCAGTTGGAATTTCATTGAATAAACCACTAAATCTTTCACTGGTGAGTCTATCTTGTAAGTAATGTAGGATTATGTACAATTTTCCATTTGGGGTGATTATGGGACATATTCTCGATTCAATGTCATACATCATATTTGAATTGATTGTAACCCTTTCGCAAATACATCCGAGTTCTTCAACTTCTTCGATTTGAGATTTAACCTTTTCCTTTTCTTCAGGCCAGCGATTCCCATTTCTAATCATATTGATTAATGGTCTTGATACACCATACATCTTGGCGATTTCTGAATCGTTTAGATTTTGAACAAATAGTTTCTTTATTTCTTTTACTTGTTCGACTTTTAATTTGTGTGCTCCGAGCATTTTTAAATTAATTTAGATTATGTTTTATTTTGAATTGTTCATGGATTGATATACCAATATCAAATTTATATCCTAATGAAGATAATAGTTCCGCTGTGTTCTTGAAGTCTTCCTCACGAATTGGGTCAAGTTTGAGATAATCCATCTCGGGGTCCTCGTCTTTATCTTTTCTATGATAATGGATTTTGCATTTGGAATCTAAGTTCCATTTGCCACCTTTCTTTTTGTAAAACTGTTCTTCAGGTTGATACTTACCGCATAACCTACAGAAGAACATCCAACCATTCTCACCCATAATCCTGCGTGAGAGTAGGTCTTCAAATTTCTTTTTTCCCGCCATATATCAATAAATATACAAATTAATTTGGAAAATCCAAATCTTTTTGTATTTTTGTAGTACTTATAGGAAAAACAATTATTATGGCGAACACAAAAAATCAAATGTTATTAGACCTTACTGTGGTCGACAAACTTATTGTAAAATTAACAAACTTAAAGAAATTTGAACATGAATCTTTAATGAGTTATGATGACATAGATTTGCAAACTTATTTGAGTATTGCAATAGATTATCATGAGACTATGATGATAATCAAAGATTTGAGGGACCAAAAAATGAATCATATTGTTGAACAACTAAAAAACAACTAATTTTGTATTATGGCGAACAAAACACAAAGAACAAGCTTTTTATTTTATTTGAGTTGGAGAACTCAAATCAATGACATGAATGATGATGAATTGAGACGATTCATTAACAATTTAATTAACTGGCATGAAGGTGAAGAAATTGAGCTACCAACCAGAGAAGATAGATTTATTTGGAATGGAGTTTTACCTGGCTTAGAATCAAATGTAGATAAATATGAAACTCAAGCTAACGCTAATAGAGAAAATGGTAAAAAAGGTGGTAGACCAAGAAAACCCAAAGAAACCCAAGATAACCCAAACAACCCAATGGGTTTTTCAGAAACCCAAAAAAGCCGTAAAGAGATAAATGTTAACAGTCAAATGTTAAATGATAATTGTGAAATGGAAAATGACAATTGTGAAATGTTAAATGTAAATGGTGAAGGTCAATTGTCTAATGTAAATGGTGAAATTGAAAAAATTGCAAGACAAGAGTTGTTGAATAAAAGAACTACCGTACTTTATCAAATACTTGATGATAAATCTATGATTAATTTTAAGAAAATGCAAAATGGATTTACTCAATTGTTGAGTTATGTTGAAGGTAATAATCATAATATGATTTCTCAAGTAACTAAACATAAAGAGCTTCCTCAACATATAGCTGCTCTAATTGAACAATATCATGAATATAAGGTATAGTTCCAACATTGATTGCAAATATAATTTGTAAACTAAAAACCTACTAATTTGTAAAATGAAATAACCCTCCTCAACGTAGATAGCAAATATACTGGTGCTAGATACTGGGTAATTTTGAAAATAAAATATTTATCAATATATTTGTAAATAAGTATATATGGAAAACACCAACCAAATATTAGAAAAAATGTTGTTCAATGTGGCTGGCGAGCCAAACAATTTGGACAAATATGAAATAAAACAAACCATTGCAAATATTTTGCAATTTGGACAGCACACCGTAAATGTATTTTTACTTCAAGGTAAAGAATCTATAACCAACAGATTTGGTGCAAAGATTGAGCAAGACGCACTTTTAAAAGAATTAATAAATGAATATTATGAACACTGAAACTCAATACAAATATGGCAAGAACAAAGATTTAGTTCTAGCTTTAATGCAAAAGAAATGTGACTTCAACAAAGAACATAATGGTTTCGATTGGACTGGCGAATTAAAGACTAGTAAAATTATGGAAGAAACTGGTCTTACAGAAACAGAAGTAAAACAAACTATCAATGATTTGATTGGTCTTGGATTTATTAGCCAGTACAAAACATTTGAAGTATATTCTATCAACATAATCGTTATAAATCAAACCTATGTCCCAAAATGAATTAAAGGGCGAGTTCTACGATTTCGAGAAATCTGAGGATTACACCGAATCTAAGACAGTAATCGTTCCAATGGAAATCTTTACACTTATCCATTCGCACGAGTTTAAACTACTTGAACCAAAACTCACCGATAAGATTATGAATGAAGGATTGGAATCGCTTACAGAAGAAGAAAATGAAAGATTGAAAAAACTGCAGATTGATTTGGCATTCTAATTTTTTTGACATATATTTGTATTAGAAGAACAGGTGATACTGTTTTTGTTTTTCATTTTAAAACCCTCAATACTTGGTGTAGTGTTGGGGGTTTTTTCTTTTTACCTATACAATCAAAATACCTTTTAGTATATTTAATTTAAGATGGCTAACACAAATACTATGGAGAAATTTTTCGAAGCAATAGAAGATAGAGCAAAGAACTATTTTGAAATGACTGAGGATGAGAAGGATGAAATCTTAGCTGATTTTGCAAACATATACATCAAAGGTAAATTCAGAATAGGTACCACTTTCAAAGATATCTTAGAGGATTTAAGAAAGGATATAGAAATGTCAGAGCAATCCAATCGATTTGAATTGGCTGCGGTAATGACAGATGTAAGAAATTCATTAATGGAAGTAGTTGATGAATTAAATAAGCAACATAAAGACCAATTGAAGTAATGTGTAATTGCAAAGGAAAAGGTAAATCTCAAGTAATGAATAACTTGGATAACGTTGATGTTATCAATTATGCCAAACAAATTTATCAGAACATAATTCTACCTAATACGACAGGTGAATATTCTGATTTGGATAAAATAGAAATCATCGGTGCATATAGCTCGCTCTACCCAAATGCAAAGACAACACCGTCAGTTGCTGATGCAATTGAACACATCAAGATTGGTATCGAATTATATGACGATAAACAACGTAAACGATTTAAACGATAATGGAAGAAGAACAAAAACCTAAAGGACCTGGTAGACCAAGAACGGAAAGTAAACTTCCTGATGGTTGGTATGACATCATTATTGAATCAGGAAAAGAGGGTAAACATATAACCGATTTTTTAATCACCTTGGGTATTGGATGGGATTCTCATTGGGCTATGATGAAAAGAAATACCAGTTATTCCGGAGCCGTCAAGGAGTATGAGAAATATTGTGAACAATATTGGTTTGAACAAATGAGATTATCCATGGAAGAAACTGGTGGAACAGGATACAATTCAAGACTGTGGTCCCTAATCATGAGAAACAAATTTGGTGATAGATGGTCAGAAAGTTCCAAAGTAGATATGACATCAGCTGGTAAAGAATTACAATCTAATCCAATTCAAATTGAAATAATAAAAACCGTAATAAATAAAGACGATGCCGAAAAGTAGATTAAGAGGTGGCAAGACCGCACACCGTAAAAGAGTAGCCAACAGAAATCAAATTTTGAAACAAAAGAAAATGGCTCTAACCAAAAAGATAATCGAACAAATGAACCAAGCCAATGCCAAAGACAACAGTAACAGCGAAAACGGGTAAAGTCTACACATACGAATACAAGTACCAACCAATTTGGATTAGACCTGAATTACATCACAAATTAAAATCAGTTGCAACCAAACACAATATCTCAATGAATGTATTGGTTGAAAAGTTATTAGAATCTCAAGAGCCAAAGATTGAAGAGAATGTATGGGGTTAAAAATTCAAAGTACAATTGTTTTAGAAGAATTACTAAAATCCGATGAGCTCAACAAACGAATAGTTGTGGCTCAAGGTGGTAGTAGAAGTGGTAAGACATTCAACATTCTTATCTATTGGGTTTACCGTCTTTTAAATGAAAATAAGAAGACTTTAACGATTGTACGTAAAACTTTACCTTCATTAAAAAATAGTGTCTTAAAAGACCTTATTCAAGTTCTTGAGATGTTTGAGGTTTATGACCCAAACAAATTCCACAAACAAGAAGGGTGGTATGAGCTTGGTACCAATATCATCAATTGGGTATCGGTGGATGAACCACAAAAGATTCGAGGTATGAAACGTGATTACCTCTATTGTAACGAAGCCAATGAATTAAAGATAGAGGATTGGAACCAATTAATCTTTAGAACAACTGACAAGGTTATCTGTGACTTAAACCCATCTGATTTAAATTCTTGGGTCTACGATTTGGAGAAACGAGATGACTGTTATCTATTCAAAACAACGTGGAGGGATAATCCATTTGTATCAGATACCATCATCAAGGAATTGGAATCACTCAGGGAAAAAGATGAGAACTTATATCGAATCTATAACTTGGGTGAGAAAGGTATTGCAACCCAATTGGTGTTCACCAAATTTAATACTATAGAGCAAATCCCAAATATGAAACTATTAGGTCGAGGAATGGACTTTGGTTACAATTCTCCAACAACCCTAATTGAGGTGTATAAGGACGAAGATAATTTGTATTTCAGGGAATTACTCTATACCAAAAATAAAACAATGCCAGATATCATTTATCAAATGGAACAGTTGGGTTTTGAAAAGACCGATACCATATGGTGTGATTCTGCATTACCACAAAATATTGAGGAATTAAAACGAGCTAGATTCAATGTAAAACCGGTTAACAAAAAATCTATTTTACATGGGATTGATTTGATTAAACGTCATCATATTTTTATTGAACAATCTTCAACAAATACGATTAGAGAATTTCAATCATATAAGTTCAAAGAAGATAAGGATGGTCAACTATTGGATGTTCCCGAAGATGACCATAACCACGCAATCGATGCCATAAGATATGTGCTCGAATCTGAATTAAATAAAAAGAGTGGAACACTTAAAATATTATAATGGAAAAAGTAGAACTGTTTATAAACGACAAAGCAATATTTGTACCTGATGAAATGACATTAGGGATATATCAAAAATATATGACCAATTCTGAATTGTATGAAAAAGATACAATCTTATTTATGTCATTATTAAGTGGTATTCCTGTCAACGATTTAAAGAATTGTAGTACAGATGAAATTGAAATATTAGATTTCTTTTTAAAGACAAGAATTAAAATACCTGAAAAACAAGAATTAATATTAACATTTGATTATGATGGTGTTAGTTATGGTTTGGAAAATGATTGGTCCAAATTAGCATGGGGTGCATGGGTAGATTTTGAAGTATATTCTGCTGGAGATATCTATCAAAACTTACATAAAATAATGGCAATCTTATATAGACCAGTAATTAAAAAAGGAACATTTAATGTTAAAAAATATAAGATAGTTCCATATAAAAGTGAGGAAATTGAAGATAGAGCTGAGATTATGAAAAATGTACCTGTTTCTTATTGGTTAGGAGCCGCACAGTTTTTTTTTTCAATCGCGTCAATGTGCATAAAAAATATGGCGGATTCTTTGAATATACAGAACAAGATGAACGAGAAGATAATGATGAAATGGAACAAACTCCCAAAATTCCTGCAAAAGAAGCTACCGCTCGATTCTATTTTAATCTCACCTATCAACTCGCGAAAGAAGACATTACAAAATTTGAAGAAGTAGAGAACATGAATTTATTCATTTGTTTAAACGTTGCATCAATTATGAAAGAAAGATATCTTAAAGAATTGGAACAACACAGAAAGATGGAACAAAAATACCAGATGAATAGAAGATAAGATTATTTATAAGAATAAAAAACCATGATAAAATACGTAACATATCATAAAATCATCGACTTATTGGAATCGGTCCAACAAGCATCACCAAGAATGAAATCATTTGCTCAGGGTGATATTGTTTATTTCGCTGATTCAATGAGTGGAAATACCATCCAATATCCATTGATGTTCGCAACACCATTGGCGATGAGTTATGATGAGAATACAACAACCTATCAGATGTCCATCATATTCGCGGATATTGTTCACACAGATTTATCCAATGAGGTTGATGTGGTAACAGATATGGAATTGGAAGCCAGAAGTCTATTATCTCAAATTAAACGAGGTACATTGATTGATAAAGTGGATTGCATATTACCAGCAACATCAACACCATTCTTTGAAAGATTTAATGACCATGTTGGTGGAGTTGTATTGGACGTATCATTAATTGTGTTTGAAGATATCAACGCATGTGAACCATATCCATCACCAACTGTAAGTCCATCCGTTAGTGTAACTCCAACCCCAACCGTGACTATAAGTCCAACAACCACACCATCTCCAACAACTACCCCATCTCCAACACCAAGTGGTACAATCACAACACAATATCTTACAGCAACACCACAAGGTTCTAATAATGTAGATTTTCGTTTATGGCAAAATAGTGGACATACAGTAACAGCACAAGCAATATGTAATATAACCATTGGATTTAGCATAACAGGAAACTTAGGTGGTACT